CGCCAAGGGCTATCGGGAACAGGCAGCCTCGTTGCGGGCCCAGGCGGCCGTCTACAGCGGCATCACGCCCTACGTCGGCGGGATCTCGGAGAGCGACAAAGACGCCATCGAGGACGACAGCGATCGGGTGCGGCCCCTGTTTGTCAAAGGCTGGGATGACATCCCTGGGACCGGCATCGGCCGGGGATCGACGGATGACTGATGCCCTGGGAATATGAATGGGCGCTGGATTTCTTCCGGGACACCGTGACGCTCCAGACCTTCTCTACCGTTGGAGCCTATGGCAACCAGAGTTATGCGAGCAGCAGCGGTGCCACGGTCTACCGCGCCTACCTGGAACGGGGCGAGCACAAGGTGATCGCGGCCGATGGCACCGAAGCGGTGGCCACGTTGGCGATTTTCTTGGGCCAGACCACGAGTGGGGGCAGTGTGCCAAGCCCCAGCGTCAAGGATCGCTTCATCCTGTCCGACAGCTCCAGCTCCACCAATCTGCCGCGGCCCTTGAGCATCGAACGGTGGATTGACCCCGAATCGACCCAGAACTACCTGGCCGTGGTGCATTGTGCCTAGATCGGTGACGGCCGTTCTGCCTACCGTGGAGATCTCTGGTACCAAGGAGATTGCCAAGGTACTGCGGCGATTGGGGCTGGAAGCGCCGAAGGCTGTGGCTGCGGGTCTCTATCAGGAAGCCGAAGCGACGATGACGGATGCTAAGGTGTTGACACCCGTCGATACGGGAAATCTCCGTGCCTCGGGGCATGTGGCGCTACCGGTCATCGATGGTCCGGTTGTGAGCATCGTCCTGGGATTTGGCGGTCCTGCGGGCTCCGGCAATCACGCCGGCCAGACCAATCCTGAAGACGTAGGCTATGCGGTGTGGGTCCACGAACGGGTCGAGGTTCACCATCCCGTGGGCCAGGCCAAGTTCCTCGAAACGGCTATTCAGCAGCGGAGCGGGGGCGTGGCGGGACGGTTGGCCACTCATCTCTGGCGCTCCTGGGAACGGATAACGGGCCGTGGGACTGCTTGATGATATCGAATCCCGCTTCACCAGCCAGAGCGTGGCCGGCGCGGCTGGCACGACCCAGGTCACCGATACCGGGTGGCTGGTCACCAAGAGCTTTATGCCGCCCGACCCCGATAAGTGCATCACCATCTTCGAGACCGGTGGGTTCGCGCCGGAAGTGCGCTCGGATCTCAACCGCCCGACGTTTCAGATTCGGGTGCGCTCGAGCCGGACGGATACGGACGGCGACGCCTACTCGACCGGGCGGGATAAGCTCCAGGGCTGTTGTGATGTGCTCCATGGCTTTGCCAGTACGACGATCAACGGCCGCTACTATGCGGCGATCTACGCGCTCACCGATGCGATTGGCTTGGCATTTGATGACGAAGGCCGGCCGCTACTGGCCCAGAACTTCCTGGCGCTCCGGAGCCGGACCACGTAAGGAGTTGGTATGGCGACTGCCGCGATTGCTGCACGCTCAGGGTTGATCGCCCTCAGTACGGGGGCCTCCGCAGGGGGATCGGACGCGATCGCCGAGCTCCGCAACATCCAGCTCCGGGTGCACCGGGACAGCATCGATGCCACCTCGAACGATTCCTCGGGCTGGCGGGAACTCCTTCCGGGGACAGCGAGTTGGAGCGGAACGGCCGAGGCATTATATGTGCCAACCACCTCGGCGACGCAATACAAGTTGCGGAACGCCTTAAGCTCGGCGGCGAGCGTGGCGTTCTTGTTTCAGCCTTCGACCGCTGCGTCCGGGACCTATAGCTGGGCCGGGACGGGCTACGTGGAGGATTACGATATCGGCGGGAACACCAACGATGCGTTCCTGACCAACGTCACGATCCAAGGCACCGGAGCGCTGACCGAGAGCACGAGCACGTAAGCAGATGACAGCGGCCGTGGAGGGTCGCTATGGCGTGGTGCGCCAGCGCCGGCAAGCCGATACGACGCTGGCCACCGACACCTTTACCGAGTCCACCAACATGCCGCTCCAGAACCATACGCCGGATAGTGGCGGTGGATCCTGGGTGACAAGTACCACGGATGCCTGGCTGCTGGAGGGCACTTCAGGGGCGACCTCGGTCAACATCGCCAGCCGCGTCTGGGCCCGCTGGGGTACCGGGTTGGCGGACGACGCCTTCACGCTGCAAGGAGAAATCACCCGCGGCCCGGCGGATGGCACTGCCCAAGAAGGTGGACTCTGGGGATTGGCTGCCGGGAGCGTCGGCGAAGGGGCGGCTTTCCTGTGGCGCCGGACGGGAGCCGGGATCACCAGCCATTTCCTGGAACGGCGCAATTCTACGGGAGGGGTGGTCCAAACCGCTACCCTGGGGACCAGCCTCCCGCCCAGTGTCGGGGAAATGCTGACCATGCGACTAACGGTCGATGGATTGGACGTGACCTGTGAATACCTGACGACCGACGCTGGGAGTACCTGGACCACCCATACTGCTGTCACGCTGACGGAGGATTTGCGCGACGGGAACCATACCTTCATGGGCATCGTGGGGAGCCGGAATGGCGCCTCGACCCGGACCTTCGTTGACGATCTGACGGCCACGCGAAACTATGCCGATGTCGGCGAAGTCCGGGAGTGGCGCATCGCCGCCCACCAGGAGGTAATGGAAACCTCCAGCACCGACGCCAGACTCATCATCCCTGGGGAGAAGTCGTGGCAGGCGACAGCCCAGGCCCTCCATCTCGGGGCCAACTTCTCCCAGACGGAGATTCGGGATGGGGTGATTGCGCCCCGCGCGCTTTCGTTCCAGTTCTATCCAACGACGGACTCTACGGGCTACCTCTGGAGCGGGGATGGATACGTGTCTGACTTCGCGTTCGGCGGGGAGACGCAGGGGGCGGTGCTGGCGAATGTCGTGATCGATGGCGATGGTCCCCTGACGGAAGGGAGTTGACGATGGCGATGGCGGTGCCGATTGAATTGGCAGGTGCCCAACGGTGGCTGCGCTACGATCTCAATGCCTTGGCCCTGATCGAGGAGCGGCTGAACATCAGCTTGATGGACATCAAGGATCTGCCCATCTCGATGCGATTTACCCGCACCGTGTTGTGGGCTGGGCTGCTCCATGCAGAACCCTCCTTGACCGAACAGACGGTTGGCAGCTGGGTCGATGGCAGCAACTTCGCGGCGGTGAGCGAACAGATTCTCCGGGCCTTCGCCTTAGGCTTTGGCGAGAATGGGAAGGCGGCCGGTGTCCCAAACCCTTCCGAGCCGGCTGGCACGATCTCCAGCGTGCCGCCTACGCCGTCCTCGACCTAAGGGGGATCGCGTTCTGGCGTTCGACGCCGGCGGAGTTGGAGGCCCAGGTCGCGGGAGCCAGGGATCGGGAACAACGGGACCGTCAACGGGATGCCTGGATGCTGGCCAATCTCCTCCAACCGTTCAGTAAACAGCGACTGCGACCACAGGATTTCTACGTGCCTGAGACACCGACCAGCGGATTGAGCAAGGCGCAGAAGACCGAGGAATTGCTGCGGCGGCTGGAAACCCAGGGCCAGCTCGCCCCCGAGGGGGATAATGCCTGAATCGGTAACCGTCGGTGAATTGCTGGTCCGTATCCGAGCTGATGTCACTGATCTCGAAGCGGGCTTGAAGAAAACTCAGACTGGCTTCGAGGGCATGGGGACCCGCATACGGCCAGGGCTTCGGGCCGTAGAAGGTGGGCTCCGTGGTCTGGCGATCTCGGCCGCCGGCTTGCCTGGTCCCTTCGGGCGATTGGCGTCAGCGCTGCTACGTTTTGCGCCTGGTGGGTTCGTGACGTTAGGCGTCATTGCCGGCGTGGGTGCGATCGCCCTGATCTGGAGAGAATTCACCAAACGGGCCGAAGAAGCGCGGAAGGAAGTTGAAGCCAATGCGCGGACGCTGATCGCCTTGGCCGATGCCCGCCGTCGGTTCCAAGCCGGAGCTGCGGAACAAGGTCTGGGATTGAGCCGTACCCGGCTGGACGAATTACTGGACATCCAAGCACGAGTCCGCATCAGTCTCCGCCAGATTCAAGAGGAAATGGCCCGTTTGCCCGGCTTCGTCTTCGGCATCATCCCCGAGGATGTGGCGACTCGATTGCGTGAGGCGCAAACCGCGATGAAGTCAGTTACGGAGGCTATCGCCGATCAACGGATGGAATTAGCACGAGCCCAAGAAGCTGCTGCCGCATTTTGGAAAGAATGGGCCCGCATCAGCAAAGAACGACCCATTGGTCGTGGGGCGGCGATTGCACCCAAAGCCGAGGAATTCAGGGCACAGGTCTTTGGCGCGTTCAAGGGTACGCCATTAAAGCAAATCACTCGCGACCTACCGTCGATGGCCGACGTCGATGCGTGGACGAATCGCTGGATTGAGCCATTCGCCAAACAAGTGCAGGCCCGCTATGAGTTCTTCCAAGAGATTGGGCAGACCATCGGGAACGCCTTGGCGGACGGCATCTACAGCATCATGAGTGGGGGGAATTTCTTCCAGAGCATCGGGCGGTCACTCCTAGGCATCGGCCTGAATCTCTTCTCCCGGTTCGCCGGGGCGGCAATTGGTAATGCCCTTTTCCCGGGGGGTGGCGCGATCATCGGCGGTCTGCTGTCTGGTGGAGGGGGCGGGCCGACCATGGGGAAATCCGTGGCCCCAGGTGCGGGCCTCATGACCATCAATCTCGGGAACATGCCGGCAGCGACCAATCCACTGGCCGCGACCCGCGATGCCCAATGGCAGGTCTTCCTCAAAGAATCGCTCTTGGTCGGCCGGGCGGGAGGATTCCGCTAACCGATGGCCAATACCCAGTACCTCGGCACCAATGCGGGCTTTCAATACACGACCAGCCCGACGAGCACCACGTATAACCAGCACTTCAAGCTGGCGGTCCCCCTGCGGGATGTCCGCCCCTCGTATCGGGTGGCGCAGTTCGTGGCCGAATCGCTCGACTTCCGGGCCCGGCAGGTGCTCACCATCAGCTCGGGCGTCTATGAAATCGTGGCCACGCTCCGCTACAACGACGATCAGCAGCAGTTGATTGACTTCCTCAAGTACGGGGTCCAGGGCGTCCCCATGATCTATTCCACGGCGATCACGACGGGGAGCACCGATGGCACGCCACCCACTGGGACCACGATGTACCTGATCGATCCCACGGGGGATGTGGTGGATACGGTGATCGATCGTCAGCGGGGAAGTTTCGAGGATCTGGAAGTCACCTGCCGCTGGCGCCGCTCCGATGGGGCCAGCTTCAGCACCATGTTCTGATGGCGGACGCGAGCTATCGGTTCCGCATCTACACCTCCGGCTCCTCGGC